GCTGGCCTGTGAGTGGGATGAGTTTCTGCGCCATGATCAGGCAATATGACAGCAATTGAAATACCTTACAAGCCACGCGAGCACTTCAAACCGCTCCACCGCGATCGGCACCGCTGGAAGGTGGTGGTGGCGCATCGCCGGGCGGGGAAGACGGTCGCCCTGGTCAATGATCTCATCCGGGCGATCATCTCCAACCCGCGCACCTTCCCACCCCCGCGGGGGGCCTACATCGCCCCGTCCTTCAGCCAGGCCAAGGATTTGGTCTGGAACTACCTGAAGCAGTACACGGCGCCGATCCCCGGCGTCCGCTTCCTCGAAACCGAACTCTCCGTGGTGTTCCCGAATGGCGGGCGGATCTCCCTCTTCGGCGGCGCCCAGGCTTACGAGCGCATCAGGGGTTTGTACCTCGACTACGCTGTCCTGGATGAGACCGCACTCCTCCATCCCGACTGCTTCGATGTGGTCGTTAGGCCGGCTCTTTCCGACTACAACGGTCAAGCAGTGTTGTGCGGCACTCCCGCCGGACGGGATCACTTCTATCAGTATTACGAGCGGGCTCGAAAGAACCCCGACATCTGGGCTGTCTTTGTCATCCCCGTGACCGAAACGGATGCCCTGCATCCCGACGAGATCGCGGAAATGAAGCGGATGATGACGCCCAATCAATTCGCCAGGGAACTCTTGTGCTCGTTCGAAGCTCCGGTGGAGGGCAGCTACTATGGTGACGTTCTTACCGACATCGAAGCCAAAGGGCAGATTTGCCAGGTTCCTTACGATGGACGAGCCGGCGTCATCACGTCTTGGGATCTGGGGATGCACGATCAGACGAGCATTTGGTTTGCTCAGCGGATCGGGCGTGAAATCCACGTCATCGATTTTCTACAGGGGAGCGGCAAAGGACTGGATCATTACGTTCGGCAACTCCAGCTTAGAGGCTACACGTACACGGGACACATTCTCCCGCATGATATCAAGGTGCGCGAACTCGGCACCGGGCGATCGCGCGGGGAAATCCTCGAAGACCTGAAGGTCGAGTACACCGTCTGCCCCGATCACAAGCTCGACGACGGCATTGCCGCGGTGCGGAGCTTCCTGCCGACGTGCTGGTTCGACGGCGGGAGGTGCGAGGAGGGGCTGATTGCCCTGAAAATGTACCAGAGCGCCCCCAACACCCTCCTCGGGACCGCCAACAACCGGCCCCTGCACAACTTCGCCTCCCATGCCGCCGACTCGATGCGCTACATGGCGGTCGGGCTCGACCTGGTGCTCGGCTGGTCCACGTCGACCAGCCAGTGGGGCGATAAATTCAAAAATTGGCGGGTTCCGGGCCTCGCGTAGGGCGATCGCAATTGACAATTGCTGAATTTAGGTCCATCCCGGCAAACCGTGATGGCTGCGAACCCCTTCGCGCCCCTCTCCGAACTGGACGGGGAGCTTGGGTCGCCGGTCGAGACGATTTTTGAGAACCTAACTGCCGACCCGACGAGCGCGCCGGGCGAACCCCTCAACGATTACGCTTCACGTGTGCGGGGGATGATCGACGACGCTCGTGAGTTCTGTGCAGAGGTGCTGTTGCCCCGAAGAGTCTTCGGGGCACAGTTGTATTTGGGCATGATCCCGGAGATCGAGTGCGGCGGCAAAAGCTCGATCGTCAAGACGGAGGTGCGCGACACCGTCCTGCAAATGCTGCCCTCGGTGATGCGGATTTTCACCGCCCAGGACGCGCCAACCAACTTCATCCCGACGAGCGAAGCCTCGGTGCCGATGGCGGACCAGGCGAACGACTACGTCCAGTACGTCCTGATGCGGGACAATCCCGGCTACATGATCCTTCAGGACATTTTCAAGGATGCGATGATCAAGTCCATGGGCGCGGCGCGCTGGTGGACCGACGAGAACTCCAATCCGGTCGAGGAGCAGTACAAGGGCCTGACGATCGAGCAGCGCCAGTTCGTGATCTCGCAGGCCGGCACCGAAGTCCTGAAGATGGAGATGGTGCCTCAAGCTGGCCCGCAAGGCGAGATCAACATGACGTTCGATCTCACCATCCGCCGCACCAGGCGATCGCGCTCACACCGCGTCGCCGCCGTGCCGCCCGACGAGTTCCGCATCTCCCGTCATGCCGTCAGCGTGAAGGAGGCGGCGCTTGTCGGGCAGGAGCGCTTTGCGACGCAGACGGAGTTGGTCGAGAAGAAGGTGCCGCGGGCGCTTATCATGCAGCACCGCGACTTCTCGGGCGGCGATCTGCGCTTCACCGAAGAGCGCATGCTGCGCAACCCCGGCTCAGACTCGCCGTTCGGCCGTGACTCGATGGAGCCGGTCGTTCGCTACGGCGAGTATTTCGTCCGCATCGACAAGGACGACGACGGGATTGCTGAACTCCGCCACATCTGCGTCATTGGCGACAACGCAATCATCATCTCAGACGAGCCCGTGGCGCGGGCGAAGTTCGCCATCTGTTGCTGCGATCCGGAGCCGCACTCGATCGTCGGGCACTCAGTCGCGGAGTGGGTCTACGACCTTCAGATCATCGGCTCCAATCTTCTGCGGGGCTCCCTCGACTCCCTGGCCGGCGCGATCTATCCGCGCATCTGGGGTGTCGAGACGCAGGTGAACTGGGACGACGTGATGAACCCGGCGATCGGCGCTCCGATCCGGGTGAAGTCGCCGGACGCGATCGGCAACTTCGCGCAAGCCTTCGTCGGCGATGCGGCCTTCGGCATGATGGATCGTCTCGACGCGATCCGCATGGCGCGCACCGGCATCACGCCGCAGTCACAGGGTCTCGATCCGAAAGCGCTCCAGTCGACGACGCTGAAAGGCGTCGACATGGTCGTGCAGGGCGCCCAGGAGCGCATCGAGCTTGTCTGCCGCACGATGGCCTCGACCTTCATGGTCGACCTGATGAGTGGGCTCCTGCAAGAGGTGACGGACAACCCGGCGCCGGAGCGCGTCATCCAGCTTCGCGGCAAGTACGTGCCTGTCAACCCGTCGCAGTTCGACGCGACGATGCAATGCCTGCCCAATCCGGCGATGGGCCGCGGCAGCGACATGGATCGCTACCTGATGCTCGGCCAGATCCTCGCCAAGCAGGAAATGATCATGCAGACGATGGGGCCGATGAACCCCATGGTGACGCCGCTGGAGTACCGCAACGCGATCGAGGATTTGCTCTCGATCGCCGGCATGGGCGCGAAGACCGTGCGCTACTTCAAGGCGATCACGCCGGAGACGATGCAGCAGTTCCAGCAGATGCTCCAGGCGAAGGAAGACCCGAATATGATCTACGCCCGTGCAGAGGCCGACAAGGTCCGCGCACAGGTCGTCAAGACGCTCGCGGAGGCCCGCACGAAGGTCGAGGACATGGGCCTCAAGGACGATCGCGAGCGCGACAAGTTCGAAGGCGATCAGGTTTTGAAGGCGGCCGAGATCGACGCGCATTACGGCGCAGCGATCGATACAGCGGCGATCGCGGCCTTGTGGAGCGCACCCCGTACACCGCCTGGCGGACTCGACGCAGGCCCAGGTCCAGATGGCAACGGTGCTCCGCAACCAGGTGTCGGCGACCCGGCGGCGGCTGGCATGCCGACACCTGGACCACCGAAGGATCTGCCGCAATTGCCGAAGCGAGCGGCGCTCGGGCACGAAGGCCCGGAGCCGCCGAAACTGGAAGGGGCGATGCTTGGACCACCCGCCGGACTACTGGGGTCCGCGTGAACGCGCGGAAGAGGCGAAGACGCTTCTCGGGTCCGCCATCTACGGGATGGCGATCGTTGCGCTGCGCCGGTCCTACATGGATGAGTTGATCGGACTCGCGCCGGGCGATCCGAAGGTCACGGTCCTGCACGTCAAACTGAAATTGCTTGACGACGTGACCGGACAGCTTCAGCACTACGTCAACGAATTTCAATTCAAGCAACAGCGCGAGCGGGCAGCATGAGCAACGGACCTGGCTTCCTTTCCGACAGCGGCGTTTCCGAAGCGGCGGACGCCTTCCAGGCGGCGATGGATGCCGAGAGCGGGCAGCGCTCCAATCGCGCGACGCGCACCGACGACGACAAGCCGGCCAAGATGGCGCTGGAGGATCTGTTCCCGCAGCGAAACATGGATCGCTCGGAGCGCGAAGGCGGTCAGGATGAGCCGCCGCCACGGCGCGAGCAGGAGGCTGAGGACGACGAGGACGAAGCCCGCGAGTACGATGATGACGAGAGCGACGATCGCGAGGATGAGGAGGAGCAGGAGGATACCGAAGACGAAGAGGAGCAGCCGCAGGAGGCGACTGGCGGTCTCGACTTCAATCAGGTCATCCAAACGACGATCGACGGCGAACTGGTCGAGCTTCCGCTCGGCGAGGCGATCCGCTCTGGCATGCGCGAGCGCACGTTTCACAAATATATGTCGCAGTTGGATCTCGCGGTTCGCGAGAGCAATCAACAGCGCGCGAACCTTCATGCGCAGTATCAGGCACACGAAGCCGCGGTGCAGGAGTTTGACGCATGGGTGAACGAACTCATTCCGCAACCCGACTGGCCTACGCTTTTCCGTGCGGATGCCGGCAAGGCCATGGCGTTGAAGGTCGAGTGGGAAGAGATGGAGAAGAAGCGGAGCAACATCCGCGCGCATCTTGCAGCGACCAGTCAGCAACGCGCCAACGACGAGATGCGCGCGTTGCACAACTTCGCCAACGCCAGCCGCTCGCAACTCGCGGCCTGGCACCCAGAATGGAAGGATGAAAAAGTTTGGCGGCGCGATCACAATTCGATGCGGCAAACCGCCAAGTCCGTTGGCTACACAGATGACGATGTCAACGCGCTCTACGACGCGCGCGGCGGACAAATTCTGTGGATGGCGTCCAAATGGGCGCGTCTCATGGCCAAACCACCCAAGCCCGTGAAGCAAGGTTTCACGTCCGGCAAACGCAACGGCGCTACCCCCTCGCGGAATGTGACGCGCGCGTTCGATCGGGCAGAGCGTCGTCCTAACCGTGGCTCCGCCAAGGACAGCTTGGAAGCCACATTCGAAAGGATGCTAGACCGCGAGGGGTAATGCACCATGGCAATGGTGACGAACGCATTTACGACGTATCGCGCACAGGGAAATAGGGAAGATCTCAGCAACAGCATCTACAACCTGGATCCCTTCGATACACCCGTCGTTTCGATGGCGGGCCGCAGGACGGTCAAGAACCGTCAGTTTGATTGGCAGACCGAGAATTTGCCGATCGTTGATGCGAACAACGCACGCGAGGAAGGTTTCCAACTTCAGCCGCGTGCCGGCACACCGACTGTCCGGCGATCGAACGTCACGCAAATCAGCTCGCGCGACGCAACGGTCTCCGGTTCGCAGGAAGCCTCTGACGCCGCCGGCAAGAACGGCGAACTCGCGCACCAGATGGCGATGCAGTCGAAGGTGCTCAAATCTGACATGGAGGTTATCACCTGTTCGCGACAGGAGCGTGTCGATGGAAACGACACGACGCCGACGCCGCGCAAGACGGAGAGCCTGCCGCATCAGATCGCGCGTGGCGTTGGGCGAACCATCAACGGCGTGCCGGGCGCAGCGGGCGACGCCGTCGCCGTCGTCAAGACGGGTCTGCCGGCGCTCGCCACGGATGCCTGGGCGGCCGTCGCTGGCGCGTCTCAGGTGGCGTTCACCGAAAAGATGATCGGTGACGCAATGGAAAAGGCGTATGCGCAGGGCGCTGAGCCGACGAAGCTCGTCGTGCCGGCGCCGATCAAGCGCACCGTGTCGACGTTCGAAGGGCGATCGTCGTCACAGGTCAACGTCGGCAAGACAGAGGTGGTGGCGGTTGTCGATGTGATCGCGACCGACTTCGGACGCATCACGGCATTGGCCTCGCGTTGGGTGCAGCCCGACATGGCCTTGCAGTTGGATCCGGAGTATGTCGCGATCGGCTTCTTCAGGACGTTTAGGCAGTATCCGATCGCCAAGGTTGGCGACGCTGAAACCAGAATGATCCTGGCGGAGTGGGGCGTTGAGTGCCGCAACGCGATGGCGCATATCGTCTACAACGGCGTCAAACAGGGGAACGTGATCGGCGGTCCATAGAGTTCCTGGCGGAGAAGCCGAAGCTCTTTTCTCGTCAGCGAAGCGCGGCGGCCCGGCTTTCCAGTGGTCGGGTCGTCGCTGCCCCTCAAGAGGCCGACATGCGCGATCCCTTGCACTACATCAGCCTGCCGGGCGTGGTCGAGCGACGCTTGCATGTCGACGATCAGGATCCGTACACATTCACGCAGGAGACGATCCAGGCGTTCGACGATCGCCTGGGCGACCAGAACCGTGCGCTCGGCGAGACGCAGAAGCCTGGCTATGCCGGCTACCGCTACATCGCGCGCGGCGTGCCGGTTGCCGTCTATGAGCAATCGGTGCGCGAGGAGTGGGACGAAAAGCGCTGGAACCAGTGGCTTGAGGATCCCGACAATCGCGTCTTCCGCGTCTCACGGGAGCGCCTGTGATGGCTGGTGCCTCGATCCCCAATGGGCTCTTCGGGATGCCGTCCGGCGCCTCGACAGCCGGCTTCGGCGGCCAGAAGATGTCGGCGAACACGACGGAAGCCGTCGCTTCGCCGTCCGATCCGTCGAAGCTCATCGCCTTCGATCCGTCGAAGATGCGCCAGGTGCTCGGCGACAAGCCGGCGCAGCCCGATCCGGCCGCGATCGCGGGCGTCGACACCGGCACCGGGCTCCAGTCCTGGCAGACGAACTGGCTGCAATCCGGCGGTTCGCCGATCGGCTATGCCAAGGCTGGGCAGACCGGCGCCACGCAAACCTCGACAGCCGGCGATCTCCTCAAGGGCAGCAAGCCCTACACGGGTGACGACGACGC